AGAATCATAACATACGATCATACCGGGTTAACTGGCAACACCAGCACGTCACATGTGTTTAACTTCTACTGGTAATTGATGTTTGAACAACGCAGGCTGGCAGTTGACGCAGGGTTGGCAGAACTGATACAACATCAGCGTGGGTTGGACTATAGACGCAGGTACGGAGCAGGCTGGCAGAGTATAGGGTATACTGGTCAGCCTTTCGCTTGGTTTGACACAACCTATAGAGCAGTTGAAGCAGAAGCGGGTAGTATAGACACATGGTGGTTTAATGCGAACCTACAGGGTGAAGGCACGGGTTGGCATAGTCACAGCCAGTGGGCTAGAGTAGGTGTGCTGTATGTACAGGTTCCTGCGGGTGTTATAGAGTTCAAGCAGGGTGAAGCATATTGGACAGAGAGTCCTCGAGCAGGTGATTTACTGGTATTTCCTGGTAGTTTAGAACATAGAGTAAGACCCAACACCAGCCAGGCAGTTAGGATCAGTATAGCATTCAACTTTAAGAAACGCTAAATATACTAAAGAGATCAGAACATGCCAATTCAAACAATTTTAATAGGTAACTACGCAAACGACGGGTCAGGCGATGATTTACGCACGGCATTTGAAAAGGTCAATGCTAATTTTGCTACTTTTAGTTCAGAAGCTATTGTTAACGGTTCATATGTAGTTTCATTGGATTCCAATGGCAACTTGGTCATTCCAGGAACAATCAAAAGCAGCGGCCCTGTAAAAATTATTGCTGGTGGTGATGCATTGAACCCCAATATCAATTATGTACAAATGCAATGGGCCAGTGATGTGGATAATCCAGATACTGGAAAAAATCAATATGTTTGGGCAGACACTGATGGCGTACATATCAATACTTCACTGTTTGGTACAGAAGGAGCCATATACGATAACCGTTGGTGGTTCAAGAATACTGGAATTTTAGAATTACCAAGTTTGGCTCAATTGGTGCCTTCAGAACCTGGTAACATAGATTTAAAAGCTGGTCCGGGTGGTTGGGCAGAGCTTGCTTCAAATAATGATGGTCAATTTGTTTGGGTAACTGATGCAGCAGTTTACATTGGAACTGATTGTTTGAATACTCCTCGCATATGGCAATTTGGATTAGATGGTTCATTGACATTCCCAGATGGGTCAGTTCAATTAACCGCTGGCGGAGCTGGAAGTGATTTAGACTTTGGCTCGTTTACAGTGCCAAGCACATACGATTTTGATCTTGGATCATTTTAAGGATTAGGGGAATAATAAATGGCATTACAAATTAGACGCGGTACTGAAGCGCAAAGATTAGCATTATCAGGTGTAGACGTTCCTTCACAAGGCGAACTGTTATACACAACAGATACTAAAAAACTGTACATTGGTGATGGTGTTAGTGCTGGCGGACAAGATGCTGGATACTTTTCTTCACTGGCAGTTGCTGGACAGGACGCAGTGTTATCATCTGGTGACAATAACGTATTAACAGTTGTTGCTGGCACAAATATCACATTAACTACCAATGACAATACTAATTCATTAACAATTGATGGGCCGGCAAACTTTAACGGTGGAACCATTGCTGCATTGGCAATAGGTGAAGCTTGGGCCGCCAATCCAACAACTTCTGTTGTGGACATTGAAGGCACTGGAAATAGATTAATGCGTATGGCCGTAAACATGTCAACTTATGACAATGACGTAAGCCCAGTTATTCAAATTGCTGCTTATAGGGCCGCGCCCGCTAACAATAATGCTGGACCAATGATTGAATTTAGACAATCAACCGTAACAGGATTGGACGAGGTCATAGCAAATATTAGATCAGTTGTTACTAATGTTGCCGATAATGCAGAATCTGGCAAATTGGTATTTGGAGTTGTTGACGCTGCCAACGTTGTTTCCATTGATGCAACAGGGGTTGTTGGCAATTTAACTGGAGATGTCACTGGTGATTTAAAAGGCAGTGTATTTGCTGATGATTCCAGTATGTTGGTTGATGCTATTAACGGAAACTTTTTTGGAAATTTAAATGGCAACGTAACTGGCAACGTAACTGGCAACGTAACTGGAATTTTAACTGGCCATGTAATTGGTAGCGTGTTTTCCGACGATTCTACAGTATTAGTAGATGGACCATCTGGAGTGCTTAGAGGTGAACACATTGGTATACTAACTGGTTATGTGTATGGTAGATTAATAACATCGCAATTAGAAATTGTAAATAACGCCATTGTTTCAAGATCTGGCAATGATTCCATATCCATGAATCCATCTGGAACTGGAGCAGTTAATATTTCCAGTAACTTAATAACTAATGGTCTTCAGATATTTGGACCATCAACTGACGGATCAAGTGGTGACGGATCAATTACTGTAATCTCGCAATCTGTTACTGCATCACCATTAAGATTATTGGAAATACACAATACTCCACTTGGTACAGGTGGGGCTGTATTTGGTAGAGCTAGGGGTACAATTGTTACTCAAACTACTGTGCAAAATAATGACAGTATTAAAAACTTGATTTTTGCTGGGCACGACGGGACTGATTATAGGTCGTCTTCAATGATTACTGGTCTAGTTGATGGTACAGTGAGTGCCGGCTATGTTCCAGGAAGATTGGTATTTTCAACAGTTCACACTGATGGTAATCAGCTAACTAGACTGACCGTTAGTTCAACTGCTATAACTGGAACAGTTCCATTCCAAGTAGTAACTTATGCCGATGCCACTGCTCGTAATACGGCTATTACAAGCCCAGCGGCAGGTATGATTGTATTCTTAACTGGTACTAGCAAGTTTAGCGGATACAACGGTTCTACATGGGATAACTTAAATTAATGTATACTCCCTTGATAAATATTGTATCGAGGGCGAAGCATGTTGAATATTTGGACTGAAAAATCTGGCTACACATTTGGTACTATACAAGAAGGCACAATTGTCAATCTTGCACTGCCAATATCTTACTACGACCCAAGTGTTTCTTTTACAGTAATAAGCGGATCGTTACCTCCAGGGCTTAGAATAGTCAGTTCGTCTATTCAAGGAACCGCATATGAAGTTGCTAGAGCAACCACGTTTACGTTTTGCATACGTGCAACAGATAACGGAGAACGATCTGATCGAACTTTCACTATAAATATAGAAGGCGCAGACAACCCTGACTTATTAAACGATGAAGGTTCATTACCAGTTGGTTCAAACAATGCCTTTTTTATTTTAGACTCGTCAGTTATTGATTTTCAAATTGATGCAATAGACTACGACACCGCAGCTGGTCAAACATTACAATTTTTTATATCCAGTGGAGATGGCGTATTACCTCCGGGATTAACAATGTCCTCAAGTGGAAGGATAACTGGCTTAATTAAACCATTGTTAACAATTAACAGTATAAAAGACGGCAGTGGCAGTTATAACTCTGACTTATACGACAGCATTGGTTACGATTTTGGAAATCGTCCAGACAACGGTTATGATAGTTTTGTTTATGATACAGTGACTTTTGATTTTAACTTGCCTATCACTACACCAAAAAAACTTAATAGAAATTATGAATTTAGGGTAAGTGTAAGTGACGGGGATACTGTTACAAAGAAAACATTTAAAATTTATGTAGTCGGTGACGACTTTTTACGTGCGGACAACACCTTGATGCATGTGGGCACTGGCGTATTTACATCAGATGGAACTTTTATAAGAAAGCCTATTTGGATAACTCCAGAAAATTTAGGAACACATCGAGCCAACAATTACTTGACTATATTATTAGACACGTACGAAGTTCCAGTTATTGGTCAAGTAATTTATAGTTTAGACGCAACAAATCCTGATTCAACTATAAGCGAACTACCTCCAGGTTTACAGTTTGATGTTACAACATCTGAATTGTTTGGAGTTGTTCCTTATCAACCAGCAATTACCAGGACTTATAAATTTACAATCACTGCCACTAGATTTGGCCTTGACAATGAAACTGCTGCATCTAAAAGAACATTTATTATAAGAACATTGGGCGAGGTTGAAAGTGTGATGACTTGGTTAACCCCAAGTTCATTAGGTAGCATTGATGCAAATTATATTAGCACACTGGTAGTTTCTGCAACATCAACTATTCCAGATGCTACTATTTTATATAGAGTGACCTCGGGAATTTTTCCACCAGGACTAACATTAGAACTCAATGGTGAAATTACTGGTAAAGTAAATCAATACAGCGATGTGTCAACTCTTGGAATGACAACATTTTCAGATGGTGTATTCACTAATCAAACGTTTGACGGTGGTGTAACTAGTGTTGATAGAAACTTTGTGTTTACTATTACTGCACAAGATCAATACGGATACAGTGCTATAAGTAGAGAATTTACTTTAGGCATTAATACTCCCAATGATAGATTATATAGTAGCATTGTTGCTAGAACATTTATGAGTCAAGATAAACGTGCAATCTTTAATAGTTTTATTAATGACAGTAACATTTTTACATCCAGTAGCATTTATAGACCCAATGATGTAAATTTTGGAATTCAACGAGATCTTAGAATGACTATTTACGGCGGTATAGAAACAAAAGTAGCCGGAGAATACGTGTCCGCCATGGGATTAAATCATAAACGTAAACGATTTACATTTGGTGATATAAAAACAGCCAGGGCCAAAGTTCCAGGAACAAATACAGTAGTTTATGAAGTGATCTATGTTGAGATGTTTGACCCGTTGGAGAAAGGAACAGCATATCTAAATTCAACTGTTACACGTTCACCTGATCCTAAAAAGGTAACCGTAGACAGCGGAAATGGCATTTGGGCTCTTAACACCAATACTGCCCTAATGAATCGTGCAGAACCGTACTTGCCCCGACCAGATAATAGAATTACAATAGATCAAACAAACATACATATTAGCGATCCCAGTTTTAACATACGTTTTCCTAGCTCTATATCTATTTGGAGCTGAAAGAAATTACTTGCCGTTATGGATGCGCAGTATACAGGACATAACCAAACAAGAATTGGGGTTTACGTTGGCAGTTCCAATCTGCTTCTGTAATCCAGGAACTTCAGCAGATATCCTGCTGAATATCAAGTATAGTGGATTTGACTTTAAAAATCTTGACTATACTGTAGACAGATATATAATAGATTCCGTTACTGGTGAGAGTAGCGATAAATATCTAGTATTTAAAGATGACAAGGTAACCATATCATGACCAGTGCAATAAACATAGATAACATTAGCGGCACGTTTCCAGTAGCCGGGCAAGACAATAATAGCCAAGGTTTTAGGGACAATTTTACAAACATTAAAGCGGGTTTAAATGTTGCAAAGAGTGAAATCACAACTTTGCAAAATACAACTGCAAAACTTGATGATGACAACGACTTTAACGGACAAATTTTAGAAAACGCTGAATTTAATAAATTTTACGGTTCTGTTAGAAATAACGGTCCAATCAGTACTAATACTAGTGTAGACGTTAGAAACGGCCCTTTACAAATTTACACAATTGGGGCAAATCTCACATTGCAGTTTATTCAATGGCCCATAAGTGATAGATTTGCTAAGATCAGACTTCACTTAAAGAGTGATGCTACTATTAGAACTGTGCAATTTACTGCTGAATCAGGAACTGGTAATGTAGAGTTTGATAACACATTTCCATTATTAACTGGATCTGCAACTGTACGAGCATTGACCCTGCCTGCAAATCAAGAATATCAGGTTGTTGAAGCATGGACTTTTGATGGTGGCATCAAAGTTTATATGAAATACTTAGGCTCATATACCGCTAGCGGCCCTCGAAACTTTAGTACAGAGTACACTGGCAGCGAGAATTTAGTTAGTGGTGCGGCTGCAAGTTTAGTAAAAACTGCAAGTACAATTTCAGTAAGTTCTCCTTCAACCGCCACACTTGCAGCGGGTATTGAGGGACAAATTAAAGTATTTGCAACTGTTGCTGCCGCTGGTCCTATGGTAATTACTGTTACTAATGCAGGCTGGAAATTGTTTGGCAATGGTACAATAACTTTGGCCGATGTGGGTGATGCATGTACATTACAATATATTGAAAGTAAATGGTTTTGTGTAGGTAATAACGGCGTAGTATTTGGATAATGCCAGTAATCAATCCACTAGTTGATGACCTAAGTGGTCTTAAGGATGCCGAAGTCGAAGCTAAAATTGCCGACTTGAGTAAGAAGTATTGGTTGACTAGAAATCCTGACATACAATATCAAATTAGCTGTTTCATCCAAATTTACAAGGATGAAATGTCTATGCGCCGTGCTAAAGCATGGGAACAACAAAACCAAAAGAGAAATAAAGATCTTGACAATTTAATACAAGTCAACTAAAATAGCTGTATGACTTCAGATAAATTTGGCAATGTACTCTACGATTCTACCGATATAGTGAATATGCTATATAAGGGTGATGGCGAACACTTATCCAAAGTGTTATGCGAAAACAGCATTGACTTATCCAAACTAGCAGAAATTGCTAACATCCAACTCAATCACGTTGATCCAACACTATATGACATTGATGTAGAAACTTTTGACAGTATTTGTCAAAATGATTGGATGATGCCCGAAGAATACAAAACATTTGATATTGCTAAATGGGTGTTGGACAAGTGTGAAAATCAAGATCAGCTACAACGTGTTGGTGCAGAACTGCTTGAATTTCAACGAAGAAATATGTTACCATTGCTACAATGGCTTAAATATTTCGTAGATTATTGCAGAACTAACAATATAGTTTGGGGTGTAGGTCGTGGATCTAGTGTATCCAGTTATGTGCTATTTCTAATAGGCGTACATAAGATAGATTCCATGAAATATAATTTAGACTGGCAAGACTTCTTAAGATAAATACTACTATAATCCAGGAGATTAATATGGCAATGAAAGAACAACAACGCAAAATTTACCGTAGTGCTAACGGTAAAGAAGTTGATATTGAGAAACTAAGAAACAAAAATGAACTAACTCCAGCAGTTGGTAATGCTCGAGTCAATGCTCGCGGTGATGAATTAGGCCCAGGTGGCAAAATTATCCGCAAGCGTGAAGAAGTAATGGCAGAATATTACAAAGGCAATCCAGCGAAAGGCGAAGAATGAACGTTGTAAAAGGTAAAATTAGACCAATCCGAGATCATATACTTGCAGTTGATATGGATTTTGGAGAAGTTAAAACAACCAGCGGAATTGTATTACGTAGCGATGACGGCAAAGACCACGGGATTAAACCACGTTGGTGTCGAGTCTGGGCTATTGGCAACGAACAAAAAGACGTCAAGGTGGGTGAGTGGATTTGTGTTGAACATGGTCGATGGACTCGAGGACATACTGTGGAGGATCAAGACGGAAAAGAAATAGTTATTCGTCGAATTGATGCAAACGGTATTATGGTATCGGCTGATGAACCACCATCGGATGTATATATTCCCAAGTAAGTAAACGGTTAACCTAACCCAACAGGACTATTGACTAGTCCTGTTCTTACCTGTATAATATACAAAAGGAGTGATTATGAAACAATTATGGGTAGAAAAGTATCGTCCAGCTAGAGTTGACGGTTATGTGTTTAGAGATGAACATCAAAAAGCACAAGTACAACGCTGGATTAAAGAAGGAACAATCCCTCATTTGTTGTTTAGCGGTAACGCTGGTATTGGTAAGACGACGCTGGCAAAGATTTTGCTTAACGAGTTAGGTGTAAACGATTTAGACGTTTTAGAAATTAACGCTAGTCGTGAAAACGATGTAGACACTGTGCGTACTAAGATTATCAACTTTGTACAAATGATTCCGTTTGGTGCATTCAAAGTTGTAATGTTAGATGAGGCAGATTACTTGAGTCCAAACGCACAAGCAGCCTTACGTGGTGTTATGGAAACGTATGCAACAACTAGTCGATTTATTTTAACGTGTAACTATCCTAATCGTATTATTCCAGCATTGCACAGTCGTTGTCAAGGTTTCCACGTTGAGAAAGTTGATCAACTTGAAGTGTTTAAGCGGGTTGAAACTATTCTTAAAGCAGAAAGTATTGTGTATGATGACGAAACATTGGCAAATTATGTAGCCGCAACATATCCAGATTTGCGTAAGTGCATCAATTCAGTACAAATGAACAGTATGGATGGTAAATTGCATCGCCCAGAAAAGAGTGATGCCGGTGAAGCAGACTACAAATTTGAGATGGTTGAATTATTTAAGGCTGGCAAAATTGCAGATGCACGTAAACTAGTGTGTAGCCAAGCACGTCCAGAAGAGATGGAAGATATTTATCGCTGGTTATACGACAACATTACAATATTTGGTGATGACGCAAAGCAAGAAAAAGCAATTCTTATTATTAAACAAGGCTTAGTTGATCACACGTTAGTAAGTGATGTTGAAATTAACTTGGCCGCAACATTAATTAGGTTAGCTCATCTATGACATATTTGGTCACTGAAAACTGTATCAAATGTAAACATACTGATTGTGTAGAAGTATGTCCAGTTGATTGTTTTTACGAAGGTCCTAATTTTTTAGTAATTAATCCAGACGAATGTATTGACTGCGGTGTATGTGTCCCTGAATGTCCAATTGATGCCATTGTCCCAGATAATGACGTCAATGTAAATGTTGTATTGTGGACTGATATTAATAAACGTCTAAGTGCTAAGTGGCCAGTTATTACCAAGCGCAAGGCTGCACTGCCAGATGCTGAAGAGTGGAACGGCAAACCAAACAAACTTGATTTACTTGAAGAATGACAGAAAAGAAATCAAACTTAGCCAAAGGCAGGCATAGTTATGATGCTAAAATTGGCGACAGCGTAGTTCCATTCTTTAATAGGAATGTAAGCGAGTATCCAACTGAAGCTGGTGGGCCAAAGTTTGATTTAATTCCTGTTACTAAACAAAAAGACATAATGATTAATCATGCTAGGATGTATGCCCAGCAAGAATATGATCGTATCATGGAATTAGTAGCAGTATTACAAAAACAAGCAGAAGGTATTAAACGTCGATTAGATGTGACTGATGCTGTACACGCTGCCGTTTATCAATTTCAACCTGTGATGGGCAATTATTATTGGCTAGTTTGGGACCAGCGTAAGGAACACATTTTGTTAACACAGCACGGTCCAACTGACTGGTCTAGTGGGCCTCCAGAAGATTATGTTTATCAAACACAAGTAAAATACATGGGTGACCATACTTGGTTAGAAATAGAATGAAACAAAAATATATAGATTTATACAATGATTTTGCTGAACGTACTGCAAAATTAAGCCATGCACGTAGGTTACAAGTTGGTGCAGTTATTGTCAAAGACGATACAGTTATTAGTTATGGATATAACGGAATGCCCAGTGGATGGGATAACAACTGCGAAGATAAAGAATTTATGAGTGGTGTTGAGCATGGACTTAGTCCTGAAGAAATTGAATCGCAATGGCCTTTTGAAGAATGGGTATCTGCACACGGTCGAAAAATGAGATTCAAATTAAAAACAAAACCGGAGGTACTTCATGCCGAATCAAATGCGATTGCAAAACTGGCTAAGTCTAACAACAGTGGTATGGGTGCTACTATGTTTATTACCCATGCTCCATGTTTGGACTGTGCCAAACTTATATTCCAAAGTGGTATTGGCAGTGTTCTATATAGGGACGCTTATCGGGATACTGGTGGTGTTGCGTTTCTCGAAAAGTCCGGCGTAGAAGTAGTGCAAATAAAAAAGGGGCCTTAAGCCCCTTTTTAACTTATTAGTTGTCCCCGTACAGCGATAACACCTCCTTTACTGCATCGTGGCGTTCAATATCTTTATGGTCAAACTGCACTATATCGATATGTTTCATTTGTTTATTTTTGAGTAGGTTGCAAAAATTAATCAAGCCATTGTCGTTCACACGATCAGCTTGTGCTAAGTCACCAGTTACTACCATTTTAGAATTTTCTCCTAAACGTGTTAGTAACATTTTCATTTGATTGACTGTGGCATTTTGCATTTCATCAGCAATAATGTATGCGTTCTTAAAGGTTCTTCCGCGCATATACGCGAGTGGGCTGATTTCAATAACTCCTTCCTCCAACATCTTAGCGATGTCTTGTGCTTTGTAATACTCTCCTAAGACGTCAAATATAGGACGAGTCCATGGTGCCATTTTTTCATTCAATGTACCTGGCAAAAATCCTAAATCCTCATCTACAGAAACGGCGGGTCTGGTAACTATGATTTTATCAACTAACCCTTCCTGATATAACTTAACACCATGCATTACCGCTAGCATGGTTTTACCCGTACCGGCTGGACCGATAGCAAATACAATGCTAGTCGATTCTTCTTGTAATTTTTGTAAGTAAGTTTTTTGGTTAGAATTACGTGCTGTCATTACTACACGTTGCTTCTTTTGGGGAAGGTATGACTCGAAATCAATTACTTTAACATCAGATGTAAAACGTTTTTTCACGCGGTTTTTACTCATCTAGTTATTCTCCTACTCTTTAATGTAAAAGTAGAACTTGTAGCGACCGCCTCGATAACTACAGAGGTCCTACACAATTACTTATACGTTTGGTGAAATAATAAACACATACTACATAGAACTTTCCTAGCTAAATACTTGAGTACAATATAGGACTCAAATCCATGCGCGATATTTTAGAAGTAATTAAAAACGTAGAAAGCATCTATAACAACAATTCCAGCTTGGCTATTCTAAAGGACTTTGAAAGAGTTCTAGACGAAATGGATATGTACGTATATAAAAACTGGCAAGACGGAGAATTAGCTAGCGGACCAAAAGTAGATAGACATTGGGTTACCGCAGAATTCATGTGGGACTATAACAAAATGCCAGACCCAATCGCTGCTAAAAGATTAACAGAATTAGGCTGCAAGGTTACGTTTCAAAAAACACAAAAGGTAGAGCCGCGCAAGATTAGAACACCTGATGATTTACGTCCTGGAACAAAGAAGGGCAAGTTAGATTCCAAACCTATCTGGGTTGTAGAAATTGCAATGCCTAAAAAATTAGTGTTTGATATTTTTAACGGGTATATGGATCGTATTAGAGAAGAGCGTTCTAGCAAGAACCCAACAGCTGGAAATCAAGGACCAGCTGCACCAGCAGCAGCACCAGCAGCACCGCCAACCGCGGCAGCACCAGCGGCAGGAGCACCAGCATAATGCAAATTAATGAAGATTTAGTCGCAGGTGATTTGGTAAATTTAATCAGTCACGTTTTTGAAATTGACAGCTATAAAAGTAAAATTGGCGAAGACGGAGATTTGGTTGTACTAAGTTTTACTGCTGATAGTAAAGCCCCAGCAGATGACCTTGCAAGATTTTTTGAAATGGGTTACGACTTTGTTGTTGACGCTGATGCAACTAACGGACCAGTGGACAACGGAAAATTTAAAGTGTTTGTTGAGATTGAAAGAACTAAACACGTGTCAAAACAAATTATAGAACTATTAGACGGCGCTAGCAGATTAACTGGCAGCAATAATTGGAAGTTTAGATACTACAAGAGTTTTAAAAGTATTCCGGCTGATTTAGAAACTTTGGAAGCAGCAATTCCCAAAGACATAGACAGCTATGATGAAAGAGTTGCAAATAACGAAATGAATAATTTTTCTAATTTCTTTAGAAGAGGATTTGCCGAAAACGTCAGTGTACTAGAGGACGACATTAGGTTTGAAAGAGTATTTGCTGAATCTGTTAATATGCGTATTAAAGATTTTGATCGTAAAGATGCATTGTACAGCAGAATTCCGGGTGCTATCAAACTAGGATCCAAAGACATGAGTGAGATAATGTTTTTAACAAAAACTCTTGGCAACTACAACATTACAAAAATTAACAACACATTTATATTTGAAAATAATGGATACGCAGTTGCGTTGGAGATGATCTAATGGCTCAATTGGGATGGATGATAAGTTTAATACCAGATGGCATTTTCATTTGGCTCACCTACATTATTATCGCATTGGGTATTGGGCTATATGTAGCCAGTAAGTTGGTTACTTGGATTCCTATGATGGGGCAATATAAATTGCCAGCAGAATTGGTAGGAGTTGTTTTATTATCAGCTGGCATGTATTTGTTTGGAAGTTATGGCACTGAAATGATATGGCGGGCTAGAGTTGAAGAACTTGAAGCAAAAGTAAAAATAGCAGAAGAAAAGAGTCAGCAAGTAAATGTTGTAATTCAAGAAAAAGTAGTTACTAAAATTAAAGTAGTCAAGGAAAATGTATATGTTAACAGAGAAATTATCAAAGAAGTTGCGGGCAAGCAATTGGATGCTCAGTGTGCTTTGCCTAAGTCTACTGTCAGCTTGCACGACAGCGCCAGTCGTAATGAAGTGGCCGGACGTGCCGCCGCAACTGATGGAACCCCCAGCGAAGTTAAAGCCAGTCAGCTCCTCGACAGAGTCGTTGAAAACTACGGAAGCTGTCACGAAAACGCAGCCAAACTAGAAGCATGGCAAGAGTGGTACAAGGAACAAAAGAAAATCTTTGAAAGCGTTAAATAATATCATAAACACTGAGGAGCGTTATTATGTTAGATATTTTATTATGGGTAGCAGTAGGAGCATTTGTAGGTTGGAATTTTCCACAGCCTTTCTGGGCTAAGGCAATTCAGGAAAAAATTCAAACAATGATTGCTAAAAAGTAATAGACAAATAGGAGCGAACTAAATGTCAGAAGAAATTAAAAGCGAAAGCGAAAAGAAAAAAGAAGATTGGATGAATTCAAAATGGCGTCCAATGATGGGTTGGATGTACATGTTGGTCTGCACCATGGACATGGTTGTATTTCCAGTGTTATGGAGTTTGTTACAGTCATTAAATGGTGGATCAGTTACAAGCCAATGGAATCCACTAACACTACAAGGTGCTGGCTTGTTCCATATTGCTATGGGTGCTGTGTTGGGTATTGCAGCATTTGGTCGTACACAAGAAAAAATGGCAGGAGCAAACAATGGCGGAATACAAACACCAGGAGCAGGTTTTGCAAACGGATCTTCAACACCTAGCCAACCACAATCAGGATTTGGTGCAGCACCAGGAGGATTTGGTTCTCCGGCAGCAAGCCCAACACCAAGTAGCTTTGGTGGTAATACAGGATTTGGAGCGGCAACGTCTCCAACACCAGTAACCCCAATGGCTGTTAAAAAACCAGCATCCAGCAAACCAATGGATGACGGGGATATGCCTCTAAGGGATTGATAATCAGAATGTTGACTAGTAGGTCAACATGTTGTATAATTATATGATGACCTACTACGAAACTCTCGGATTACAATCTAATTGCAGCCAGGCAGATATCAAAAAAGCATATCGTGCCTTGGCTATGAAGCATCACCCAGATCGCGGTGGTGACGAAAAGAAATTCAAAGAAATTGAAGAAGCGTATCGCACGTTAAGCGATGAACAAAAACGAGCTGAGTACGATGCTGGCGGTTCACAACAAGAATGGAATCCCTTTGGCAGTGCTGGCGGCTTCCACGACATTAATGAAATGTTTGGATTTAGGTTCGGTCCAGGATTTGCCGGTTTTCACCAACAATCTAGACGCAACAGAGATTTGGGCATTCGTCTCAACATATCATTAAAAGACAGCTTCTTGGGTAAAGAACTAGAAGCACTATATCAAATGATGACTGGTAAACAACAAAGTGTTGTAATTAATATCCCACCTGGCATTGAAACTGGACAAACTATACGCTATAATGGATTAGGCGACGATAGTATTCCAGGCGCCCCAAGAGGCAACTTGAACGTTACTATATTTGTAGATCCTGATTTACAATATTTTAGACGTGGAGATGACATTTGTACGCAAATTGAATTATCCACATTTGACGCTATGCTAGGCGTTGAAAAAATGATCCGTACAATTGATGATAAAACTTTACAGGTCAAGATTCGTCCAGGTGTTCAACACGGTGACGAATATTCGTGTTCTGGAATGGGGTTTCAAAACTCAAGGCATAGACAAACTGGTAATTTTATCATTATTGTTAATGTCAAAGTTCCATCAATTACTGATAGTACAATAAGAGCCAAACTAGAAGCCATTCAAAAAGAAATTAATAATTTACCTCAATAACTTCTAAAAAATAACTTGACAAGTTACAAGTTTCGTATATAATAGAGTTTGAAGGTATTGTTTATCTGATATAATAACAAAGGAACGAGAATGGTAGAACCAAGTGAGAATTTAAAGTTAGTTTTTGAAAAGGCCATTGATGTAGCCAAAAAACTACAACACGAGTACTTGACTGTTGAGCATTTGCTTTTTTCCATGCTGTGCGAAGAAAGTTTCTTTAAATGTGTTCAAGGATACGGTGCTGATCCCGAGTATATCAAAAAAAATCTTGAACATTATCTAAAAACTAAACTCAACGATATTGTGACCAATACCGTTGGTAAACCTAAAAAGACACAAGCAGTTGAACGTGTGTTAAATCGTGCGTTTACACAAGTGTTGTTTAATGGTCGTCAACAAATTGAACCATCAGACGTTTTCCTAGCAATGATGGGTGAAAAACGATCATGGGCATTATATTATATTCAACAAGCAGAAATTGACAAAGATAAATTTGCCGATTACATTAACAACGAAGTAGAAAGCGGCGAAGAAGAAGTGCATGATAATCAAAGCGAAAGAGCGTTAAAAGCATTCACAACCAATCTTAACGATTCAGTTAAGAAGAATAAAATTGACCCTGTAATAGGTCGTATTGAAGAATTAGAAAATATTGCTCTAGCAATGGGACGTAGAAGTAAAAATAACGTAATGCTAGTTGGTGATCCAGGAGTTGGTAAAACCGCTATTGCTGAAGGCCTTGCTTTTAACATTGTTAATGGTGCAGTTCCAGATTTTCTAAAAGATTACCAAGTGTTTAATTTAGATATCAGTGCCATGCTTGCTGGATCTAAATATCGTGGAGATTTTGAAGAACGTTTTAAACTTGTTCTCAAAGCATTAGAAAAGAAAGGCAAGACTGTACTGTTTATTGACGAAGCACACATGATTAGCGGTGCTGGCAGTTCTGGAAATAGTGCCAATGACCTTGCCAACATGATGAAGCCTGCATTAAGCAAAGGTAACATTAAAGTTGTAGCGTCAACTACATGGGATGAATATCGCAAGCACTTTGAAAAAGATCGTGCGCTCATGCGTCGTTTCCAACGCATTACAGTTGATGAGCCCACTCCAGAAGTAGCATTGCAAATTCTAAAAGGTCTTAAGAAGTATTACGAGGGTCATCATAAAGTTAAAATTCTTGATGAAGCTTTACATGTTGCAATTAAGTTGTCCGTTAAATATCAAGCAGATAAGAAGTTGCCTGATAAAGCAATTGACTTAATTGACTGTGCATGTTCTCGATTTAACTTAAAACTTGCAGATGAACGAGTTGTTGGTGAACGTGAAATCCAATACGAACTAGCACAAATGGTTCAAATGCCAGCAGAGCAAATTGCCGAAACTGAATCCAGTAATTTGTCTACTTTGGAAACAGAGTTACAAGCAGAGGTGTATGGGCAAGATACTGCTATTACAGAAGTAGTTGATAAAATTCTTGTTGCCCGTGCAGGACTTAAAGCTGATAATAAACCAGTTGGTAGTTTTGTGTTTATGGGTCCAACTGGTTGTGGTAAAACTGAAACTGCAAAAGCACTTGCTAAACAGTTAGGTGTTAAACTTATTCGCTTTGATATGAGTGAATATCAAGAAAAACACAGTGTGTCTAAACTAATCGGTAGTCCCCCAGGATATGTTGGCTTTGAAGAAAATGCTGGCTTGCTAATTACACAAATTCAAGAGAATCCAAATTGTGTATTATTGTTTGATGAAGTTGAAAAATCACATCCAGACGTAAGTACAATTTTGTTACAGCTAATGGATAACGGGTTTGTTACTGGCAGCAATGGTAAGAAAGCTGATTGCCGAAACTTGATTCTTATATTGACCACTAACGCTGGCGCACAAGCAAGTGAAAAAAATCAAATTGGCTTTGGTGCACAAGAAAAAGACTACACTGATTCTGATCTAAAGAAGTTTTTTGCTCCAGAATTCCGTAATCGATTAGATGCTGTTGTTACCTTTAAGAAACTTGGCAAAGACATTATGGTTAAGGTTGTTAACAAGTTTATTGCAGAATTGAGCGCACAGGTCAAAGAAAAGGGCATTAAAATTAAGATTGACAAATCTGCAATTGAACTACTAATTGAAAAAGGATTTGATTCAAAAATGGGTGCTCGTCCTTTGCAGAGAACTATTGATCAACTAATTAAACGTCCGCTAAGTAAGATGATGTTATTTGGTGAACTAAAGAATGGCGGGCATTTGACTATTGGCTCGTTAAACGGTGAAATTACTCTTACTAAGAGAATAAAAATAATCAAGCCATTATTGCTAGAAAATGAAACTCAACCAGAAAATACTAGTCAAGAAAACTAAAAAACTTTTTATGGACAAATACCAGTACAAGGCAGTACTGGTATGTCCAGTTTCAGCTTGGTTTAGGGGTTGTGATTTAGACTTTGCAAGGCACAAACTAAAAGCAATTGATCCAACTAAACTACCCTTATTGTCTCCCCCATGGAGTAAATTAAGAAGTTTAGCGGATTTAGATTTTTGCTTAATTCTCGAACACAAACTATCAAGTTTTCAAAACTTTGATATTAGAGTTGAACATCCGTTATTAAGTTTTTACACTAATGATTTTAACGATGTAGTATCGTTAACGTCTGTTGATATTGATCGTACAAAGTATGTTAGTATTCCAGACGAATTCTTGTATCCCAAGTTGGAAAAGAACACTGTATTTTTACCTAAGATTGATTTTGAATTCAAAATAACCATGGGTAAGACTCGTACTAGTTACGACAGCTTTATTAAATGGGCTAATACTAGTGACAAAGTTCGATTAACTAAGAAATGCATACAAGAATTGTCAGCTGACTATTCATGGGGAGGCAGTTACTTCTATGTTAAAGATGAGAAGTCTCTTACCATGGTGAAGATGTTTTTAGGCAGTGAAATCAGCAGAATAGACCGCGTAATCAACGCAATTCCAGCTTAAACAGAACAATCTCCTTAGAAGCTAAATTAGCTAAATATACGAACGGCGGATTAATATGAGTACGTTATTAGTCTTACAGCTTGGACATATATGAAAATTACAGAACTATTCAATAATACATCAAAGAGCATAGATGATGAACTTGAGCTAGATAAAATTGGGCTGAATAAAAAGACCAATGATCATAGCTCAGCAGATGACGAATATTCATTCGATCTTGCTGAAGACATTATCTATTTCATGCACAACAACGATGATTTTTATCGTAAAAAATTCTTTCCTATATTAAACTTATGTAAGAAACAGTTTGATCAAGGTCAATCATTTTCGCACAGAGTGTTTAAACCAGTTGTTACAAAAGCGTATAGCATATACAAAGACGAATTCCCATTAAGAGAACTTAGAGACGAATTAGATAAAGAAATGATTGAAGAAATTTGTAAGAAAATTCACGAATCTGAGATGACGAATATGCGTGAAGGGGCTTACAAATGATTTTAAACGAAGGCGGCAACATTTGGCCTGAGAGTACTGATTACGAACAAACTGTTGAAATGATTGACGGTTTAGTTCAAACCACTGAAGAGTTTGTCAGTGAAATTGGTCTAAAGATTCATGTCATTGGTAGTAGTGCTACGCCTACGCAAAATGCTTATTTAGGTGGTGAGCTTATTGGTATCTACAGAGAGCGTGAACAAAAGTTTGTTCCAGTTAAAGCATACGCAGACAAATACAACACTGGAGAATTACCACAAGGTGTTGAACTAAAACCAAAAAGATCTGGCGACTTAGACGTTATGGCAGATTTAAATGATGCTGCTAGATTCTTTAAGACTAAAGATGGAAAAACAACACGTCAAGCGTTAGATGATTTCTTAAAAGAAAAAGGTTTAAAAACCCACAAAGCTGGTGTAACAGTTCATACACTCATTCCTTATGGTGAAGGTTTTTATCAAGTGGACATTAAAATTGTTCCTAAAGCAGAAATTGTAAGTAGATTTCATCACCACGCTATCCCACCAGGCAGTCCATACAAAGGTGTTAATAAACAAATGATGATTAATACACTTGCTAGCAGTGGAGGATTTTTGTGGAGTCCAGACGAAGGTCTTTACAAACGCGATGCTGCTGGTAAGAAGGCAGAGTTTATTAGTGATGATTTAAATGTTATTGCTCAAACGTTACTTGGACCAAACGCAAATGCAGATAGTTTGGGCAGTGTTGAAAGTATAATGGATGCTATTCCAGACGAAGCAAAACGTAATGAAATTTTCGACAAGGCAAAGGCATCTAGCAGTTGGCAAGCCGCAACTCCCACAGTCGGTACTAACGAATGGTTTAGTCGCACACTAAGGATGTTGAAATGAGATTAAGAGAACTATTTGAAGCAGCTCCACCCAAAGTAGGTCGTAAGTATCAACACATTGAAGACTTGGCGTTTACTAACGGCAGTAACGGAGCGCACCATGCAGTTGAACGTTTACGTAGCATGGGCAAACAATCTGGTTCAATTGAATTAAAGTGGGACGGCAGTCCAGTTGTATACTGGGGTCGTGATGAGGATGGTGTTTTCCGTTTATTTCCTAAAAATGCGTGGGATTATTTGAAGCGTGGTACAACACAGACCAAGAGCGGTGTTAGTACTGAAATGAATAGTCCAGAAGACATTAGAAATTTTATTTTAGGTACTGGTAATACAGAACCTGGTAAAGAAAAACAACGCCAAAACTATGCTAATCAAATGGCAAGTTTGTGGAGTTACTTTGAAAAAATTAGTCCAGAGGTTGGATATATTGAAGGTGGTATTTTATTTCATCCTGGACAACCAGCAAAATTAAATCCCAAAACAGGCGATTACGATTTTACACCAAACATTACTAGTTTTCATATTCCAGCAGATAGTGACTTGGGTAAAAGAATTAGAACTGCAAAAGTTATGGTGGCAGCAACTGGCTATTACGAAACAATGGGAACTAGCGATGAAACACGTTATCCCAACGCAGAAGAATTAAGTACACCAGACGTTATTGTGCAAGGCACAACTTATGTTGAAGAAGCTCCAGATGTTGATGATAGTGAGTTAGATCAAATTGAGCAATACATTGATGCAAATGCAGATGCTATTGATGCCTTTTTAGCACCCAAGCCAGGACTAAGCAAAGTGGGTGATATATTATATACATTCTTTAATCAAAATTTACGTGTAGCTGGAGTTAAAAATAAATTTCAGTCTTGGATTAAGAATCAAGTAGCAGCTAAAAAGATGTCGGCAGCTATGGCACAAAAAGTTTTATCTGATCCAGGATTAGATGCAGTTCTAACCACTGTGGAGATGATAACTGCTGCTAAGATGAATTTAATTACTGCATTAGGTGCAGGCACACATAGCGGCATTAAGCAAACTAAACCTGAAGGTTATGTTCAGGCCCATCCAGGCGGAGAATTTAAACGTGATGTTCCAGGACAGTTTGTTAAGGCAATTGACCAAGCTAACTGGGCTCCAAGGAAAGACTAATGAGATTACGTGAACTATTGATAGAGAATTTAGACCGTACTGGCGAAAGTAAAAACGCAGTTGTAGGCTGGGGCCGTGGCATGGGGCACAAAGGTCACATGATGCTGGCCAGTAGCGTTTTAACACAGGCAAAAGATGATGGTGCCGATCCATATTTTGTAATCAGCAAAACAATGGGCAAAGATGATCCGTTAAGTCCTGATGAAAAATTAGACATTTACAATCAAGTATTTCCAAATAATCCCAAAGTGTTCAACACAGCAACTGATGAAATGCCTGACTTGAATAGAGTACTTAAAAAGTTAGCTACTATGGGCTATGGTAATGTTACTGTAGTTGTTGGTGCTGACCAGGTTAATGCATTCCAATACCTAGTACGTCCAGACAAGTCTGGAGTTGAACCGTATAAGCAGTTTGGTTTAGATGATTTAAAAGTAATTGCACGTCAAGAAACTAATGATCCAAGCAGAGAAGAGGAAGGTCCACGTGCTACACCTATGCGTCAAGCATTGTTAGACCCCAACATGAGCGATGAGGAAAAGTTTCAAGTATGGCGTGATTCAATGAATCCAGAAATTGACGATGAAAAAGTCAAACAACTAATGCAAACTGCATTACAGCGTATGCAAGACTTTGCAAAACCCAAAGTAAGAGTAAAGAAAGACAAAATGGCAGCAGAAAACTCTCGTAACCCAGACTTAATGAGTCCAAGCGATTATGATCGCTATCAACAAAATCAAATGGACTATGAAAAACGTGATTTCAAACGTCGTGAAATGGAACATGAACTAGGACACGAAGATGAATGGCAACGCCAGCAAGATTCTAAACCAGTAGTAGTAGGTAGGTATTTTTATAACGTGCCAGCTGGCAGAGAAGACGAAGCAGCCAGCTACGGAATCAAACAAACTAAGAGTGGTAAATGGTCTAAGGCAAAATATAATAAGAGCGGACGCACATGGGGATTCCAAAAAGATCTTGCAGATAAAGCATTTGGTAATGGAAGATACTGGGAACCAAAAAAATAATTATGAAACAGTATAGGATCACTACACAGGATTTAAACACGGATAGTAGCGATGACTGCTATCTTGATCCCAATGATCCTATACATGAACTAAAAGCACTTGCAGGTATTGGCGGAGGTTTAGGCGGGCAAGCTAAACTACAAGAATACAGAGGTATGCAAGGAAGTAATATCAGTGCAACGGGTGACAGTAAAGGAGCCCTTATGAAGAAGCATGATATTAAACCGGGTACGCCCGAGTGGTTTAAATTGTGGTTTTCAAGACCATATCTAACTGGTGAAAAACCAATAGATTAATAAACCAATAAATACACTACAATGGAGAAATAAAATGAGTTTTGATTTTGATTTTACACTAGAAAAGGTAGCCGCTTGTATTAGCAAAAATAAAGATCCTGAATCATGGTTCAAAGCACTTGCAGAGCATTTACCACAGTTCGAGATTAATACTCCAGCAAGAGTCGCTGGATTTATTTCGCAATGTCAGCACGAAAGTGGTGATTTTAATCTACTACAAGAAAACTTAAACTACGGAGCCAAAGGCTTACGTGGCACATTTGGCAAGTATTTTCCAACAGACGACATTGCAGTACAATACGAACGCAAACCAGAGATGATTGCTAATCGTGTATACTCAAGTCGTATGGGCAATGGTGACGAAACTAGCGGAGAAGGCTGGAAATATCGTGGTCGTGGATTACTTCAATTGACTGGTAAGAGTAACTACACGCAATGTAGTAAAGATCTTTTTGGTGATGATACACTTGTAGAAGATCCAGATCTTTTACGAACACCAGAATATGCAGTACTAAGTGCTTGCTGGTTCTGGAAGAAAAACAATTTAAACGCAATTTGTGATACTGGCGATGTAGTAGCACTGAGCAAACGTATTAATGGTGGAACTATTGGTCTTGATGACCGTATTTCACACTGGAATCATTGCTTGGAAATTTTAGAAAGCTAATATGAGGTTGTGGGAAATATTACAAGAAGAAGCAACTGCCGGTTCTACTAGTGCCGGCAGTATTGCTACGGTTGTTAGCCCACACTTAGCAATTGGCAATAAGAAGACGCGAAACAGGTACGGAAAGGGTGGTAAGCCAAGGCCTCCTAAAGCAAAACAAGCGAAAAACAAAGACGGAACAGCGAAAAATGCACTTGATATGAAGGGCAGTATTTTCGGCGGCAAGCCCGTAAAACGCTAAATACAACGATAACGGAGTTTACTATGCACATCGATATGCAACCACAAGATGATATGAATGGCTTACCAGGCGGCGAAAGAGACCGTGAAGGTGCTATGGCCAAAGCTGACTTATACAAGTTAGCAAATTACAGTTTAAAACTATTTAAAATGATGGAAGCTAATACACAACTAGAAGGTTGGGTACAGGCTAAGATCACAAAAGCAGCTGATTATGTCGCTAGCGTATACCACTATATGGAATACGAAATGAAGTTTAGCGAATACGGCCAAGCTATCGATGACAGCGATGTTTATTCAGAAAGCCAAAAACGTGCTCTAAGAGGCAAGTTAATGGAAGCTAAAGAAAAGATCAAAGACCTTAAGAAAGCTCAAGCTGAAAAGATCAAGAAGAAAGAAGAAAAGGTCGATGAAGCAAGTGGTGTACGTGCAACA